CTCAGGCCAGTGGAGAGGGAGATGCACTGCCAAGGCAGTTATCTCCCAGGGGTGTATTACTACACCCCAGAAGCCCCCTTCTACTGAACACTAACAGTGTCCAGCGGAAGGAGCGTCCCGTATATTCCGCTATTAACGGTAATATCGGGCTGCTTGGGCTCTCCCTCAGGCCAGTTGTTTAGGCTGGTCCGACCTCTCGCCTAAAGCGGAGATCTCCACCCAAGTTGTATGCTGGTCGACTTGGGGCGACCATAACGCTCCAAGTGATCACTTACCACCTGAGGAGGAGCAAGGCTATTTTTGGATAGCCCTACTTCGCCAGGTGACGGACATTCGTCCGAGTCGGAATCAAGAGGAGAACGCCAAGGGCGGTAGGCCCTTAGCCAATCCTCCGAATCCAACCTAAGCAGGCACTTGAGGAGGGCTCCAGGACCTTCTAGGTGATCCCTAGGAGGCCTGGCCTTCAAAACATAGCCCCTGACTAGGGGGCTATGAAGGTTGGGGTGCATTCTCTGGGTTTCATACCCAAGGAAACTCACCCTGCCCAACACAGGGGAGGTCGGCAAAACGGTCGGATAATGCTTAAGAAGCCTCTTAAGCTTATTATCCAGCCATCCGACAGTCCTCCAGTAACCACTCAGATAGAGTTGGTTCCGGAGGCTGACGGCCGACACAACCTCTGTGGCGTTATTCCGTTGTGCCGGAAACACTTGCCGGACACGAGTTAAACTAACATCGTGTCCATTAAAGTACTCCCGGCCACAAGACTCTCTGAACTTTCCAGTCCAGAAAGACTTGTCCAGACCGACTCGAGCACCGAAATGTTCGAGCGTCTGCACAACGGTACGCACATGGTCTGTGGGGACGATCAAATCGTCTCCAAAGACTCGCACCGAATCCGAGAAAACCCGAAGGTCTCTCGGACGAAGTGGTGTGTTGAGCGACTTCTGGATTCCAAGGAAGATCAAGGTCGTAAAGACCATGGCTTCCATTGGGAAACAGAGCGCTGAACCCATAGACGCAAACTTCGAGAGGCGGATCACTTTCCCACTTAAGGGAGAGTTCTCCATCTCTGGAAGCTCAGCCTTTCGAGACCGAGTTGCGTCGACGGCCCTAAATAAATAGGGCCACCGATTCAACATGGCTCTAATAAGCTGATTGGAAACTCTATCGGAAGCGTCACTCAGATCGAGTGTCGCGGTTCGTTGATCAAGCGAACCTTGAAGAGCAAGAAGCCGATTAGGCTCTTGATCATCAAAACCGATAACCTTCGTGAGGAAGTCATCCTCATAGAAGTGCTCGAGAAAACTGCGAAGGACACCTTGCTGCATATATTGCATGCAGGTTGGCTCCATCGCAATAACTCGGGGAGTTTTCAGCGTTTTAGGAACCAGAGTTACCTTGACAGGTACTTCTGATCCGGGTTCGAGGACGTCTACTCTATCCAATTCGGAGTAAAAACTCCAATTCGGAAGGAGAAACTCGCCCATCGGAAAGATGGAATCGAGACGCTCGGTCCAGACAGACTGATTGAACTTTTGGTTTCCCGAAAGTCCATCAGCTGTAGATCCTGGGCCGTGTTTAGGAATGACCCTACCGTAGTAGATATCTCTATCTACCTTGGTAAAGATCTTTCCAAATAACATGCTCGACATGTTAACGAAGTCAGTGATATCGCTATCACTGAATTCCATGTCAAGTAAGCGAACGTCCTTCTCACACTCGACATAGTTCTGTATTGCCTTGAGCTGCCTCGCTGGGGAGCAAGGCATCTCCATCTTGCCAAACATCAGCGTTAGCTGACGTAGAGCTTGAATGGAAGCAATACATGGATCGTCGAGCAACACACCGCTTTTCCTGTCGAACACACGGGAGAAGAAACCTCCGAGAAATCGGGGGAGACTTCCTCCTCGTTCAGTCATGAACGAGGAGTGGATACCCGCCTGACCCTGGTCGAGCCATTTTTGGATGGCTTTTCCTAGATCAGGCAGAGTTATCGTCAAAAACGATAACCCCTCGTGTTCGACACGAGCAGAGACGGTATTAATGTCTCTGCTGGCGCTAGTGCAGCATAAGATGGCCGATTCCTCAGCCATCTGGGACCAGAGTGACGTCAGGCTTTTCACTAGCCCTCCTATATAGGGGGTGACTAGATCCATAGCCTACGTCCTCACGTCTAAGATGAGGAGTATATATAATATAACTCCTCAAGGAAGATAGAGCGATGTGCCGTCACGATCTTATCGTGAACGTGGAGGTACAAGAGATAGGAAGCCATCTGCGGTGGAAGATCTGGAAATCTCTCTTTCAAGAGATCTGCAGCATCCTCTACCGACGCGTACCATGGTATATTGGAGAAGACATAAAGACGACACAAGCCGTCTTCAGTCAACTCTAATACTATGGGACGCTCAGATGACGAACCCACTCGGTACCTCCCAAACACCGCATAATCAACCTTTCTTAGACACCACTGAGTGACGTGTCTCACGACACGACGCCACTTCTTTTCCAGATACATCTCCTTCCGGAAATGTTACTGGAATAGGAAGTCGGATGCCCTCTGAACAAGAGCAAGAGAAACGATCAGGAAGACTAGCGTTTTATAGCTAATCTTAATCTGAACGTTTAACTCGTTCTGTCCATCTGAGGTATCCTGGCTATCCGACAGAAACTTCACCATCCCGCCTAGAAAAGAACGTCTGGGTTCCAAGCCAGACGCCTTGCTAGAAGGAGACGGCTCAGAAGCTGTCGGAGAACTCACTACGATTCACCACCAAGAAGCTTGGTGATGATCGCATCCGAAGACGCGGTAAACAGGCCTTTAAAACCTGTATAAACCGCCATGACATCCGTAGCCGCATAGCCAGCGGGCGGCAAGTCGAACACGACGTAACACGCCATGTTCACCTTGACGTTATCCGCAGGCTTATACGGATCGGTTGTCATCTTCGAGTGGTCGATCCGAAGAAGCCGCCTAGCACGACCCTGTTTAACCAGGGCGTGGTTGACGGACAACTTCACCAGTCCATCGGACGACGTGTAGGCACTCTCAGACCCCTCCGAAAAGGTTCTCGGAAGGGAGATGGGAGTCCCACTAATCGTGATGGATTGCGGATCTGTGAGAGCCATAGGCATCACTCCTAGGGTCGGGGTCTCCGACCCCTATTGGCGTTTGGGCAGATTGGGCTATCTATAGATGCACTCGACTTAAGCCGAGCGCAGCTATAATGGCTTTCTGAGTATTCGAAAGAGTACTCAGGTCAATGCCGAACCCAAAGGGCGTGGCCTTTCTCCTTAACTTCCTTTCGGAAGTTAACACCACTGGAGGAGGGCCACCGGTGAATTTGCTCCCGGACCTAAGTCCGAGATCACCGTCAAAGAGATAGGTATCACGGACCACTGAGTGTTCCATGATATACCCATATCTCAGAACGAGACCATATTGCTGGTAAGCCGTGAGGTTATGTATCATATCCCCCGTGCTTGAAAACCAGTCAACGGCCCAGCTCCACGGTGCGATTGACCAAACGACGTCCGGTGTTAGATCTAAACCTAACACCTGTCTGGCTTTCGACATGACATCACCATACTGCCAAGGAACAAAGTTACTTGGCGCATGGTAGGTGAACATGCCAGAAAACCAACGTCGAACGGAAGTCTCACGACTTCTAATCACTCGCCCGTAATGTCCATCTACGATGCTACCATTGTTGTAACAGAATTGGAGAGCCACATAAGATGGCCCGCCAATAAACTGCTTGTCTGCTACAACGGTTTCATCGTAGCTGACTTCCGGAGAAAACGACATCCTGCGACGGACGCCTCTACCGCTGTCTCTAACAAACTGGTTATACCGTTTGTCAAAGACGTGGATACCATGGATAAAATCCTTGATATCCGACAGTAGGGGAATCCATCCAAACTGGTAGTTGAGATATTCGTCACCGGCGTTTTTCGCCGCTAACGTTTTATCTCGCCAAAGAGTATGGCCCACTAGGTGTGGTAGACCATCTCTATAGGCCTCCAGTAGTGCCACAGCAGTTTGTGCCACTGGATTCGTTGGGGCAGTGAGGGCTACAGCTTTCGTTCCCCAAAATGTGAGATCGATATCACTCGAACTCGCAAATGGTGGAAACGTCCAGCTGTGATTCCAAGGGATACTAATCGGTCCTCTATAAGAGTATCGACTTTCTCTATTGGAACCTCCATAATAGAAGTCCCCATCTTCCCATGGCCATTGAATATATACGTTCTCCGGTAAAGGAGAATCGCAATATTGTTTGGACATGGTGAAGTTGCCTCCCACATCACCTTCAAGGACCATTTTATGATCTTTGAAGACTTTGTGGTTCTCCGACTCAGTTTCCTGAGTCCCCTGAAGTCGTTCGTAAAAGAGAGGATCGCTCCAAGTCCGCCACGGATTGGGGATTGGAGTGACAGCAGAGCCGTCACTCTTCCTCCTTACTTCGAGGTAACCTGAAGCCTTTGTAGTGGCCCCATAAGGGACACTACGCCTTCTCTTGTACGACATGGACGGAGCTCCTTTCGGTCCCGAAGGACATAGTCCTTCGATCCCATACCAACAATGGCCCACCCCTGGAAAGGGTGGAACACCATAGGTACAGGGATAACCTGCACTGCGCCGGGGCCCCTTTCGG